AACTGTTTATTCATTAATGAATAGCCCAACCCTTGAAAGTACTGGAAGCCTTGAAAATACTGAGGTTCAGTGCTTTTTATTTTTATAAAAACAATTCGTTAAATCATACCTTTGAATGACAAGGTATTCAAAAAGGTATTCAAACATGCGTTTGAGTAAGAAAATACGCAAGAAAGGAGATTCTTGCGCAAGTGCTACTAAAGATAAATCGACCATGAATCGGTTTATTTTTTTTGCACAAAAATAGCGGGAATTAGTCCCACCCGCTAAAAATATCTATGATACCGATCAGTTTGAAAAAGCCAATGATTAGCTGAAAAAATAGTTTGATTGGTAAAATTATAAGGTATATAAGTAATGTTATCATACGAGATCCTCCTCTTGAAAAATATAGGTAAACGATTTTGATACCCCCCGGGGGTGCGACGTTGAACCACCAGGAATACAGTTTGTTTTTTTTGTTATAAGATGTAATCGTTAAATGGCTGTTACAAAACGTTGTGAGGCTTGTTGAGCAATTTTAATTCATGCATGCGTACCTTTCTTGATTCAATTCTAAAATCCTCTTAAAATCCATTTTAACGGCTTATACATTTTGTGTCAATCTTCTATCTTGGAAGATTGATGCTTTTATTAATCGCCTGTGTTAATCGTTCAGAAGAGCAGGCGATATATGTCTGCGTTGTCGTGACGCTGTCGTGCTGATAAAATTCTCGTGTCGCTTCAATGTCGTAACCGGAATTACTGTAAATCTGCTGCCCGGCGAACTTCCGGAAGCTGTGTGTTGATGTTTGCGGAATATCTAAATATTCCGTTACTGCCTTGAGTGCTTTCTGGACGGCGCGCTCCGAAAATTGGAATATGCGCCGCTCTGGGTTGATTCTATTTTCTGCGCAGTAGTCCCGGATATAGTTATAAACCGGTTCCGGTACTTGGTGCCGCCGCGCCTTACCTGTTTTTTGCTCCACGATGTCAAGCCGATAATGGTCGCCGTCGCGCACCAGAGAGGAAAGGGATAAATGTAAAATGTCCCCGATCCTGCAGCCTAGATTTGCCTGAATAACCAGACAACAAGCCATGTTCGGCGCGGGGCGGTGCTTTATGCCGTCCTTGCCGGTGTAACCGTTTTTGATCGTATCAATGATGCGGTTGTAGCTGTCTTGATTGACCGCAAGGGTTGTATATGCTCCCATGATGCAAATCCTCCTTTCTTTTGAATATAAAACCGCCGCCGGTAGTGGTCTGGTGATTTTTAAAAAAATTTTTCTGAGAAATTTTCAATGAATTTATAATCAATATAACCATCTTCAAATTCAATTCCAATAAGAATTTGATTACCATTATTTGTTTTATCTATACGCGCGAAGGCGATATTATGAACATAGAGTTCTGCAGGATGCTCGCTGATATATAGCAGGGGCATATTTTCCTTTCTTATTTTTTCTCTTGCATTTTTGCAATTTTGTTTTAATTCTTTCAATTCATTTTCCAATCTTTCTTTTTGTGTCATAATATAAACCATCCTTTCATTGTGTGCCCTGTCTCGTCAGTGCAGGTGGGGCAGTTCCTGCAGACGGCGGCAGCTTCCGCCGTTTCGACTATTTGCAAATTCTGCGGAAAATATCAATTGTAAGTTCTGCGGCGTCCCTTTTCCTGTCGGCTGTGTAGCCGTGGCGTTTACTTTTCAAGGCTTTTTCTGCCTGTTTAAGGTTTCCAATGCCCCAAGATGCCGCTTTGTTGAGCTTTTCCCATTCATTCGGCGCAACTTTTACGGCTTTAAGGGTTGTAAGATTGATTTCAAAATCGTCTTTGTCTTCCGGGTGTAAGTCCTCGCAAACTGGAATATATTCATGTGTTCCCATGTTTTCGCCAATTCCCCAAACGAAAAAACCAACCGGGATTTTTTCCACGATTTCAAAAATATCAGTTCTTTCACAAAGTGCAGAAGTGCTATAGATTTTATTATTTTCAATTTTTAATGTTGTCATATTTTCCCTTTCTAGTCTGCCTCATCAGAGCCGGGCGACCATCCCGCGACTGACGCTCCAGGGCGGAGCGTTTCGGCTAATCAAGAAATTTTTCAATTCTATATTGCTTTTTATTTTTTATGATTTCTTTCCTCCTATCTCCATTTTAATTTCTCTCTTAAATCTTTAACTGTGAAGCGTTTCATAAACTCCACATATTTATTAAACGGGTTTTCTTTACTCCAATTCGGATTGGAGCCGTTAACTTTTTCAAAATAATTTTTATCTTGTTCATACTTGAGTTTTAGAAGTTCCTGGCGATTCATTTTATTAATTTCTGTGTTGGTGTAAGAATAGATATTTTTCATATGTTTATTTCCTTTCCGAACACTTATTTGTGTTCTGTGTTTTTTTGTTTTCCTGTTGAGATTATAATACACGATAATAGACTAAATAACAATTGACAAAATACACAATAATAGACGAGATAAAACAATGGATTATTGTGCAAAATGATACACAAAAATAGACGTTGACTTTAAAAGGGAAATCTATTATCATATATAAAAGGAAAAGAGGTGTGATACATGGCGAATTATGGCGTAAACGGATATATTGACTTTTCCAAGCTGTGGAATATCTTAGAAAAAAAGGAATACAATAAGCAGTGGTTAAAGAATAACGGAATCCATTCTAATACAGTGGCAAAGCTGACAAAAAATGAAAATGTAACTTGTGAGGTTATATGTAATTTATGCAAACTGCTAAATTGCCAACCGGGCGATATTATGGAATATAAAAATAATTAAAATACATGAAAATAGACTATTGACATATACATGATAATAGATTATTATAAAGTTGTCGGAAGACAATAGCCGGGCAAGCGGAGAAAGGAGAACAAATGAACGAAATGACAGATAAACAGATGGAAGTTATATTAAATCTCGTAGCTGATAAATTTGCAGGATGTAAGGACATGGACGAAGTTCAAAAAGCAATAGATGAGGTTCGCAACATGGCAAAAAAAGAAAAGCCTAACGATTAGGTTTTAGGGAATGAAAGGGAGGGCGGACTTGCCGCCGCTCTCAATCAAATAAATTGTAACACATAGTAATTATATAATCAATGCAAACAAGGGGCAGCTTTTCCGTCTGCCTTTTCTTTTTATCACTTCCCCAGATCGGACAACGTCGCCGGTCACATTTCGCAAATCCGCAAAAGTAATAAAGCGAATATAATACTTTTCTTAAATCTTCATAAACATGTCGTAACAAAGTGACAACCAGCCGTCACTTTGTGACAAAAATGTGACGCTAGAGAAAGATATAGAGTAAGAGATAGATTATATTTTATATTTTAATTATAAGGATTTAAAATCTTATATATTAATCAAGGAGTAAATTATTATAATATAATTATATTTACGCATGCGCGCGGAGATATATTATATAAGGCGTATGTAGTGATTGAATTTAAAATCTGTCCTTGACAGATTGAGAAAATAATATTATTATAATGCTCATAAAAACAGAAAAACGCATCCGGGCAACATCTTACCAGATTGATCGAGCAGGTCCCGGAGAAAACGGAATTCATGCAGCCGACACAGATATATTAAACTGTGTTAGGCTGTTTTTTATTTATTAAAATACTGTGAGGAGGATATATATCATGACTGATAATACAGTTATTACAGATCAAGGCGTAGAAGTATATGAGAACTCTATAACCGAATATCTGGATAAATATGTAGCTGATAAAAATATAGCTGATATGTCCAAGGAACCTCAGAGTAAGTGGAATGCAGCTTTAATATATATTTATAAAGCCGTATTTAAAAATGATAGAGAGAGATTGAGAGATCCTAAAAATAAAGATAATTATAACGATAAGCTGATAAATGATATATGTGATATATATATTGAGTTATGCTATGAGTACGACAAAGAAGTGAGTATAAACGGCTTTTGCTTCTTAACTGGGATCAACACAGATACAGTATACACCTGGGGGCACGGCGAGTATCGGCTCGGTTCTTCTTGCCCCGATGTATACAAAAAGCTGGTCAAAAACAATGAGGAATCCCTAAGCGACAAGCTCATAAGCGGCGGTCTTAATCCGATGAAAGTGCTCCCGGCCTTAAATCGTCGGCACAATTGGAATATGCCGGGCACTAACCGCCAGGGCGGGGAGCAGACGCAGAGCATCGAAGAAATTCAAGAGAGATACAAGGGCGTTATTCAGCAGGAAGATGCGAAGTTAGAGCTTCCATCAGCTGATTTCTAGTGGTTTCCGTCAAATTGCACAATGATTTTTAGATGAAACTCACATCAAGTGCCGAAAATATAGGATAGTTCGTAAAATCATACAAATGCGAACTATTAAAACGCAGCAAGCGTCCTGATTTGATCCGGCATATGACCGGTCCGGCGTACCCTGGGGCGGGGGTCTGGTGGGAACTACCCCGGGGCAACAACTGAGTAGGTCAAGCTAATTTCAAACAAAAAGACCTTCTCCATCATCGAGGTATTGAATTATGATTCTGAAAAACATAAGAGCATTTCTTCTAACAGCCTTTTTATTCTCTGCGGTGACAGGTACATAAGCAAAATATACTAGGCTGATCTTTACTGACGATAGAGTCATAATTGGCTAATTTTTCTACATCAGATAAAAATTCAAAAGTTACATTCGATAACGATTTTCAAAAATTTAAAAAAACAAAAAGGCTTCAAAGGAGCGTATGTGATATGGGTATTCCAAGAGTTAAGGTCGTAAATCCAAATGAAGGTTGGATGGGAACTGAATATTACATAGACGGAAAGAAGATTGAACGTGTTAAGAGCGTTGATTTTCGTGTTGCAGTAGACGAGGTTCCACATTTCACTTTTGAAACCATGGGGCTGCCAGACATTGATATGAGCGGTGACATTAGATTCAAGTTCACGCCGAAAACGGTGCAACAGGCAATTATAGTTCTACGGAATGAGTTAATGACTCATGGTGAATTATACCAGGTATTCTTGAAAAGTATGTTAAGTTCCTTGGATGATAAATTTTGGAATTCAAGGAGTAAGAGTGGACATGAACTTGACCTTGGAGAAGAGGATTTCAAAGAAGCTGCAGCATTGATGCTGAATCGTTTGATTGGAATTGAAGAATGAAAGGATGAGTGAATAAAAATGACAGGAAACGAGTATCAAGAATCAGCAATGCGGACAAATGACCGCAAGGCAACGGAACGATTAGTTGGGAAAGCAGTGATAGATAATGATTTTAAAGATTTCGGAGGTATCTTCAATGCCTGCCTTGGATTGTCCGGCGAGGTCGGAGAGTTCAACGATATGATTAAAAAATGGATTTTCCACGAGAAACAGCTTGATATTAACCATGCCAAAAAAGAAGCAGGAGATATTTGTTGGTATCTGGCAATGCTTTGCGAATCCTTTGGCTGGAGCCTTGACGAGATCATGCAGATGAATGTAGAAAAACTCAAAGCTCGTTATCCAGACGGTTTTGACATTGAGAGAGCAAACCACAGAATGGATGGTGATATATAATGGCCGATCGAAAACAGTGCTGCGGCACCTGTGAATACGGTTCATATGATAAAGTAGATGGCTATGTCTGCGTAAACAATGAAAGTGAGTATGTTGCCGATTTTACAGAGTACGATCACACCTGTGATTGTTGGGAGCGGAAACGGAGAAGGCAGAAGTGAACAATGCATTGATGAAAACCGAATATTCCACAGTTTTTGACGAAAAGCGCAAGGGATTGGTTGAGCAGTCGTATTACAAATACGGACCAGCAAGGATGAACTTTGCAACCGGAAATGTGGATGCAATCGAAAGTTTGAAAATGAATCTTGCCAAGTTTGAAGAGACCGGGAACCTTGAATACCTGTGTGATGTTGCGAATTATGCCATGTTCCGGTTCATGTTTCCGCAGCAGGGCGAATATTTCAAACATACGGACTCTGATGCATCTGCCGGGATTTTTGGTATGAGTGTGAATGAGATGGAAGAGTTTAAAAACAAACATAGATTTAGCGATAGATAGGAGCATAAGAAAGTGAGAGTAGTTTCACAAAATAGAGATTTTTCATTCAACTTCGACAATACGGTATTTTGGAAACAGTACAACATCATCTATGCAAGAATTGGGAAAGAAAATATTCCAATCGGACAGTATGAATCAGATGAGCGAGCTACAGAAGTGTTTAAGGAAATACATAGGTTAATCGGTGAAATAAATTTGTATTATATGCCAGAGGAGTGAACCAATGGAAATTATAAAAACAGTTATAACAACGCTTGATATTTTGCTTATTTTGTTATTTTTTACGTTTGGAAAAACAGCAAAGGATAAGCCGACAGCAATAGGATTTGGAAGCATGATTATGTTGCTAATTATAAATATTTTCCTCATGTGGAGATGATGCAATGTTTGTATATGATCCAATATTTGGTACCTACTTCTTGCCACCAATTTTAAGCGTGTTAGGAAGAACACATAGAATCAAGACAAAAGTCCCAGAACATTCGGGAGATTTTCTTAATCTGGATAGTGACGCCGAACACCAGAGTGAGAAATCGGAGCATCCGGTATAGCTTAAGTCCGCAAGCGATAGTTCCTGGCTGAATAATTGATCTATCGGCGTTAGGCTTTGAATTATGTTTGCGGACGGAACAACATTGGGATATTGCCAAGTGGTAAGGCACTGGATTTTGATTCCAGTATTCGCAGGTTCGAATCCTGCAATCCCAATGCGTTGCAGAATAGCATTTGTGTGACAAGGTTGACGAATTTTGGTGTAGCAAATGAAATTCTTCTTGTGATGGAAGCGTTGTCGACTTAAAAAGCGTGAAAACAGGACGATGAAAGTTCGTTGACGATTATGGAAAGGTATATCGCGTGGAGCAATTACGGTGAGGTGCACCAATAGTCCGTGAGGTCGGTTCGATTCCGGCACTTTCCATTTTTGAACATTGATAATTGAATATTGGCGGTTGATAGCATTGAATAAGCCGGGCGAAAGTGATATAATAAATTATCATCAAACAGAGGAGAATCATTATGTGCAATAATCAAAAGAATAATAACAATAAGAACCAAAGAAATGATAATCAACAGCGCTCCACTCACGAACAAGGAGAACGCAGGGACTACGGACATATTAACGAGAGGGTGGAGGAAACAGATTCTACTAAAAACCCACCAGAGGAGAGATAGTGGATCCAGATGATATCATTCAAATAATTAATGAAATACCAAAATATATATGCTATATCTATCCTGGCTATATAACGATGTATTTGTATTATTACTTTCATTCACTTACGTTAGACGATACAACAGGAAAATTATTGAAAAGTATTGCTATTAGCTATTTTTATGTTGTGATTATTAAGTGGGTGTTTGGATTAGCAAATCATATTCCATTTATTAACATTATAAATGATGTTAATGGTGTGCTATTCAATATTTTGTTAATAATATTTTCTATTACAGTTCCATGTATGGTAAACTTGCTTGAAAAAAGTGAGAAATTTGATGAATACATGAAGAAAATAAAAAGTGTATTAAAAATAAATACGTCGTTTGCTAAAAATGAAATTGAAGCAATCCAGAAGAAGTATAACGACACTATTTGGATTTATGTTTATATGAAAGATAGTAACATAATGTACGAAGGTTCGTTAACAGAAAAAGAGCTGGAAGAAAGCAGAACTAAATTTTTTTGCTTGAGTAAATACAGGAAATATCTTTTGAGGGATGATGGAAGAAAGAAAAAACTTGCAGATTATTCAGAGGATGACAAAGAAAAAGTGCTGATATACTTTGATAGGATATCCCATTTTGAAATAGCAAATGTAGATAAAACATAATAACCAACCGTCAATATTCGATGGTTGGTATTTTTTACGCAAAAATGAGGTATGGGTATGGCTCTGAATGTGACGAACGAACAGAAAAAAGTGATTGAATCACAAGGATTCATGGTCGTTGAGTTCAAATTGTGGTATCGAAAACTGGGAGAAATACTTTTGGAGTATACCCAAAGAATAATTGACACATGGAAAGCGATAATGCTGTTTATACAAGAGAAAATGAATAGGGTATTTGATATGCTTAAAGATTTTGCAGATACAATCAAGCCTTATGTTGAAGAATTGCAAGAATTTGAGCATGAGGAAAGACCGAAATATCCTTTTGTTCGTTCAATTGGGAAGGGATACAGACCGAATTTCAATAACAAGGTTGTATATCACAGGTGTAGGGACAGGTGTTGAGTATGTGTGAATTTTGCGATGGAAAAGCAAGAAAAATTGAAAACGGCTATACATATGGAAATGCGAGAATAGAAAAAATGTATGGAATTTACAGCTTGCATTTTGATAATAGCGGTGATGAATATGGAGAAGGACAGTTTGAAATAAATTATTGCCCTATGTGCGGCAGAAAGTTGGTGGAAGAATGAAAATATTATGGAAAAGTCTTAGAATAATCTGCGTTATCCTATACATTTTTCTGACATGGATTATGATTTCAAGTGTTTTAGGGTATTTATTATCCGAAATGATAGGAGACATTGGCGATTGGATGGGAAAAATATTTTGCACATTGCTCGGATGGGGAGCGATTGAAATTGCAGATAGCGTGATTAAGCATACTTTGAAAGAGGACTGAAGAATGAAAAATATCATTGTAATTACCGACAGCGCGAAAATTGCCGATGTAGAGTTTAAGTCGCTACGACAAAAGTTGATGGACAAAGAGCTGTTGGTAAAATCTGATGCTATGCATTGGATGTTATATACACAACAACTAATTATACTTTTTTGGAACATTGATACTGGAACGCATCCGCTTATCCCTATGCTGCACACAATCGCATATTCAGATTGCAGAATAGGGATAATGAAAAACGAGCCTATTATGTGCAGAATTAGAAAATGGCAGAGAATTGAGCGATTGGTAGAACATATGCCGCCTAATGCGAAAGAAATACCGTACAGTGATATTGAAAATTTGAAAATATGGCTGTGAAACGATTCTGGAGGATTGAATAAATGAGCATGGCAGAAGTAATGGAATCAATAACAGATGAATTAACTGAACAACTGGAACGTGATACGTTTGCACGATATATGAATCCACCAGAGGGATTGACAGATGCACGTTGCAGCAAATGTAACCGCCTGTTAGGAAAATTCAACGGACAGGCTGAAATCAAATGCCCTAAATGCGGGAAAATCAATAGAATCGGGGTGAAAAGATTATGAAACGGGCAAAATTAGTAAATTGGCAATATTGCAAAGACCCAAATGATATAAACAAAGCCATTATGTCGAATGACCCGAACTGGGAAGGATTAGAAAGTGCGGATCAAATAATCAGTATATCGTATGACACAAGTCAGATGTGCTATGTAGTGTTTTGGCGTGAATTGTAAATAAGATAGAAAATCAAGAGCACCAGTTGCAGAGTGCCAAGTGGCACATATGTAGAGAGAGCCTATTTCCAAGATAGAAGGGAGGTAGGTTCTTTTTTGGTTTCAGAACAGACGCGGGCAACCGCTGATGATATTAAAAATTACATAAAGCAAAACGGAATTGATTACCAATCGTTGTACGATCTTTTGGATGTTGCGAAAGTGGCATTTGAAAAAGAAAACGACACGGAATGGGCGTTGAAAGTCACTTCGTACATCAAAGATTGCTGCAAGTGGGCGATTCAAAACAGTATTGAAGTCTTACAGATGGATGAATTGTACTGGAAAACCATGAAAGCTGAAGCTCCGTACCATTTTGAATCATTCCTTTTCTACATGGAGAAGAACCGCCGACCGAAAAAGCGATTCTATGAGCCAAGAAAGCGGACGCTAAAAATCGTTGTTGACGATCTGCAAGACTTGGAAGATGGAAAGCTTGATTTCTATGGTTTGTCACTTCCGCCGCGAGTAGGAAAGTCTACTCTCTGTATATTCTTCCTCACATGGGTTATTGGTAGGCATCCAGAGAGCCACAACGCTATGTCCGGGCATTCCGGCATTTTAGCTGACAGATTCTATAATGACGTATTTAAACTCACGCAAAACGAGGAATACACGTTCAAAGAGATATTTCCGGATATTGATCTTGCAAATAAGTCATCCGAGAAGAATGAACTTTACTTTTCTCCTACAGAAGCATTTGCAACGCTGACTTGCCGAGGAATTGACGGAACATGGACCGGTGCGGTTGATATTAGTTCGGACGGATACTTATATGTCGATGATATGGTGCGTGATCGTACCGAATCATTGAGTCCTATTCGATTGGGGAACAGATACCAGGATTACTTGAATGTCCTTGTTGACCGTAAAAATGACGGGTCCAAGGAACTTATGGTCGGTACTCGTTGGAATGTTTATGATCCACTCGGACGAGTAGAGACGGAGAATGCGAACAATCCGCGCTACAGATTCCGGAAGATTCCTGCATTGGATGAAAACGATGAATCCAATTTCCAATACGATTACGGAAAAGGATTTTCTACAGAATATTACCGGAAGATGCGCGATCGTCTGGATAAAAACGAATGGATGGCTAAATATCAGCAGAGACCATTTATTCGAGAGGGATTACTCTTCCCATTGGACGAGTTGAATTATTACAACGGAGTGCTGCCGGATGGAGATTGTATCACGGCCGCAGCGTGTGATGTTGCATGGGGCGGCGGAGATAGTCTTTCAATGCCGTTTGGAAAACTTTTCGGGAGCGTCGATGATGGACCTATATATATACCGGATTGGATTTTCAATAAAGGTGATAAATACGTTACAAAACCTCTTGTTGTGGCAAAGACGTTGCAACATAAGCCTAATATGGAGCGTTTCGAAGCTAATAACGGCGGGGATGAGTACGCGGAAGACATTAACCGCCTATTACGAGAACAAGGCTTTAAAACTAATATCTCTTGGGCGAAAGCAAGCAACCAAGTGGGAAAGATGGCAAAGATTATACAGTATGCACCGGATATTAAGCGAAGATGCTATTTCCTTAAGCCGGAACTACAGAGCCAAGAGTATAAGGCAGCAATGGAAGAACTTGGAATAATCGTTCAAGTTGGAAAGAACGAGCATGAAGATAGTGCTGACGGATTGACACAGTTAATTCAAGTATTTGAAAACGGAACTGTAAAAACGACGATTATAAATAGCCCAATGTGATAGAGGAGTGATAGAGTGAATAAAAGACAGTTGAATCTTGAAAAATATGGTATTTCCGGCAAACGATACAAAGAACTTTGCGGATTTTGCGAGCAATATCCGGAATGGAAAAATCAGTTGAAATACAATAATGATACCGTCAAAAGCCTTGAAATAACGGACATGCCAATTTATCACAGCAATTCAGATGCTACCGGAAATTTGGCAATTAAGCGAACAGGATTGGAAGAAAAATGCCGGTTGATTGAAGAAACTGCAGAGCAGGCGGGAGAGGATTTGAGTCAATACATCATCAAGTCTGTATGCTATGAGGTCCCGGTTACATATCTGATTGTCTGTGAGGGTATGCCAATCGGAAAATCGGCATTTTATGAGATGCGCAGATATTTCTTTTATCTGCTCGATCAGAATAAGAAAATGTGAAATGCGGAAAAAAGGGACATACTTTGATGATATGATTGTATCATCGGAAAATGAGAAATGAGCCATTGGTGTAAAAGCCAGTGGCTTTTTCTATGCCATGAATTGAGGTGAGACTGTGAGCGAAAAGGAAAGAAACATTGAATATCGCGGAAGAATCAAAATTTATACGGATGTGAAAAAAATCACATCGAACAATGTTATTGATGTTCTTTCGCGCGCCATGATTAAGCATGAGCAGAACCGCACACAGATTAGATACCTCATCAATTTTGAAAAAGGCGATCAACCACTTATGCGTGAGAAGAAAGTAAGAAAAGACATTGATATTAAGTCAATTTCCAACCTTGCGCACCAGATCACAGAATTTTGGCTTGGTTATTTTTGGGGAAATCACATGGCTTTCGTTCAGAAGTCGGACAAACACCCAAAAGGCAGCAATCCAACTGATAATGATTCGGCAATCACACTTCTCAATGAAATGTACGATGCCGAGGATATGGAAAGCAAAGACCAGTTGCTTGCCTATTATCTGGAAGTATGCGGCACTTGTTGCCAACTTATCGACATAAAGAGAAAGCCGGATGATGAAGATGCGGTATTTGACCTTGTGACGCTGAATCCGCTGTATTCATTTGTTGTCTATTCGTCAGATGCTTATGAGCGACCGATGATGGGAGTTTCGTATTCAGAGGACGAGGATGGTTCAAGAATCTTTACCTGCGTGGCTGATGATGCAATTTATGAAATCCGTGACATGGTGGAAATCGTCAATGGTGCCAAGAAAAAAGATGGCATGAAACTGAATGAATTGGAAATTCCAGTCAATCCGTTTGGTCGTGTGAACATCGTTGAATTTGAGCGTGCTACAGACCGCACAGGCGTATTTGAACGACAGCTTGATGAATTAAACGCCTTGAATATTTTGGAGTCTGATTTGTGCAATGACGTAGCACAGACCACACAGGCAAATTGGTGGGGCAATGACATTGAACTTGATAAAGACGATGACGGAAAAGTAAAAGGACCACAGGGTGGTCAATGGATTTTAACCAAAACAAACGGACAGGGTAAACAGCCAAATATCAAGGGACTTGTCCTTGACTATAACTATGATGGTGTACTTGCTAATATCCAAGCGAAACATGATGGAATTCTTGAAAGAACGTTCACACCAAAGCAGACAGAGCAAAGCGGTGGTTCTACAACCGGAGCAACAAGTCTTTCTTCTGGCTGGACTGCAACAGAAGCCGTTGCGTGTAAGCAAGCTGCAATCATTAAGCGTGGATTTAAGGAAAGAAACCGACTTGCATTGATCGCAATTAAGAAATCTCCAGACACAGATCCGGAAAGTCCGCTTCTGAAATTGAAGAATAGTGATATTGAGATTCGACCAATCCGGCAAAAAAGCTACGATATGGCAACAAAAATAAATTCACTCGCAACGATGGTTCAGAATTTCGTGCATCCGCGTGTGGCAATGGAAGCAATCGACTTTTTTCCGAACCTCGCCGAAGCTGTCGAAGATTCCGTACCAAAGATGCTTGAATATCAGAAAGTGCTACTTGAAAGTAAGAAATCCGGTGGAAGTCAACCGGGAGAAAATAAAAACGATGATCCGCGTCAGCAGCAGGATGCGGCTAAGGTATTGAAAGAGAAAATTAATCCAGACGTTAAAAGAATCATGCAAGATTCTTCGGATCAAGTAGGCAATAGTCCATTGAAAGATTTATAAATTGTTAATCAGCACTCACAGAAATGCGGGTGCTTTTTATATGCACTAGGGAAAGCGCAGCACAAATTTCGCAACAGTAAAAACGTTAGGGAAAACGGAAAAATCGCAAAGTAAACGCTCGTAGGGAAACGAGGATAATCAATCGCAGAAAGTTGAGGTAACAAAGATGGAAAAGAAAGAACTTTTAAAAATGAATTTGCAGCATTTTGCAGAACCAACACCGGAGCCGCCAAAAGACGAACCGAAGCCACCGACACCGGAGCCGCCAAAAGATCAGCCGGGTGAAAAGCCGGGAAGTGGAAGGAACGAGCCACAGCCAAGTCTTGAGGAGCAGTTGCAGCAGATGCGCATTGAAAATGCAAAGCTGAAAAAGGCACAGGAAGATGCAGCTACGGACGCTTCTAACTGGAAAAAGAAGTATAACGCAACCCTTAGTGACGCTGAAAAGCTGGCGCAGGAGAAAGCTGATAAGGAAGCCGAGAAAGACGCTGAACTTGCAAAACTTCGTAAAGAGAGTGCTGTTTCAAAGTATGAAAAGAATTTCTTGACACTTGGTTACTCGCAGGAATTAGCCAAGAAAGCCGCCGAAGCGCAGTTTGAGGGCGATACAGACACACTGTTTCTGGTTCAGTCACAGGCGCAGGAAGCCATTGTGAAAGCGAAGGAAGCAGAGTGGTACAAAAACAGACCGGAAATTACAACCGGTGCAGGAGATGGATCAAAAGATGATCCGTTCTTGCAGGGATTCAATTCATAAAAATTTTAAGAAAGAAATGAGGTAGAAAAATGGCAGTAGTAAATTATGCAAGCAAGTATGCTTCACAGGTGGACGAGCGTTTTTCACTTGGTTCTCTGACCGGAGCATTAACCAACAACGCATATGATTTTATTGGCGTTGAAACAGTAAACGTATATTCCATTCCAACTGTTGGAATGAACGATTACAAAACAAGCGGTTCAAATCGCTATGGTGACCCAGACGAATTAGGCAATTCCGTGCAGGAAATGAAGCTGACACAGGACAGGTCATTCACATTCACTATTGACCGCAAATCTTACGACGATGCACAGATGACCATGGAAGCTGGAAAAGCTCTTGCAAGACAGATTGCAGAGGTTGTTATTCCAGAGGCAGATATTTATCGTATTCATAAGATTGCAGCATCTGCAAAGGTGGCAAACATTGTTACCGGAGCAACCACAAAGACAAATGCATATGAAAACTTCTTATCTGTACAGGAAAAGTTGGATGATGCAAAGATTCCGGCCGGCGGTCGTATCTGTATTTGCCGCTCATCTTACTATAAGAACATCAAGTTAGATGATGCTTTCACAAAGAAGGGCGATATGGCAACCCAAATTGCTATTAACGGTGCGGTTGGTGAGGTTGATGGAGTGCCTATTATCAAGGCACCTGCATCTTATTTTCCGGCAAATGTTGATTTCATTATCACAAATCCAATCGTTTGTGTCGCACCAATCAAGCTGACCGAGTACAAGATTCATACAGATGCTCCTGGTATTTCCGGTTGGTTAGTAGAGGGACGTATCAGATATGATGCTTTCTGCTTAAATGAGAAGCTGGATGCTATCGGTGTCCATGCAACAGAAACATTAGCATCCATTGCAATCACAACAGCACCAACTAAGACAGCTTATAAGTCCGGCGAGAAGTTTGACCCGACTGGAATGGTTGTAACCGCTACATACGGTTCTTCCACAACACAGGATGTAACTAAGCATGTTACCTATACCCCGGAAACTATCACCAAAGCAGGCAACGTAACCGTAAGCTACACCGAGAACGGTGTAACTAAGACAGCTACGCAGGCTGTAACACTTGATACCTAAAAGGAGTTGATTGTAGATGGTTAGCTATGAAAAAGACGGCGTAACCATGGTGGTACATGATGGCATGGCTCGTGTCATGGAATCATGCGGGTACAGAAAAGTGGTGGAGCAATCCACCGCACCTGTGCCGGAACAGCCAGTTGAGGAAACGCCAAAGGAAGAAAATAAGCAGTATTCGCGTTCGGAGATTGCCAGAATGAATACGGCTGATCTTAAGGAATTGGGAAAATCCTTAGGGCTGGAAGTAACAGAGGAATCTACAGGGAAGATGTTGAAAGAACAGATTATTGAAAAACTTGGTCTGTAAATGAAATGAGGTGGCAGGATGGCTGATATTGAAGAAAAGCCAAGGGATGATGAGGTAACACTCACTCCGATGGAACAATTCAGAGAAGATATTAAGTCGATGATAACTGAATATGACGCAGAAATCAGTGTTTCCGGTCTGACAGTAAGCCTTGCCATTGAAGCGTTTGAAACACTTAGAAATTATCCGGGTTCATGGGATGAAGATAAGATTCTTGCGGACCTGGAGAAGAATAAAGCCAAGATCGCTATGGCGGCGATTGAGATTGATTCCAAGAACGGTGCAGAAAATCAGCTGGGCCATTCGGAAAATGGGATTTCAAGAACCTTTAGCGAGTATCTTATGGCCTACAAGGGAGTTGTTGGATTTGCAAACTGTGTATAAAAAGAAAGGTTAAGGTGATCCGGCTTCTATCTCCCAGCCGCAGGGTTAAGCGGTAAAGAAGATTGTGCGTGACCATTTTGCCGGTGTCGGTAATATGGTTGCAGGCGGCGCACGTTAAGTGGTGGTGGGCGGTGTGCAAAACATTCTTGTAGCAGATATCCTTTTGCAGTATAATGACAATAAGGGGGAATGTTACGAATGAAAAAGAGAGAAGCGGCAATAATTTGGGCTTTGCTTTTGGTATGTGTTTTATTTTTTGCATCACCTGTATTAATAAGAATTCCGTTTATATATAAGGTGATTTCGTGGTATTTTGATGGGTTAGAGAGTAACGATTTTAAAAGTAGTTATATGTCATCAATTGGTGTAACTATTGGTACGATAATGACTATAATGGGGACGCTGATTATACAAAAAGTGCTAGATAAAAACATCGAAAAAGAAAAAGAACTGAAAAGAAGGAGAGAGATAGAAGATAGTCTAAAAATCGTATATAATGATTTGAATAGGTCATTTGCAAAAATATTGTTTATGGAAGTTGCAATTCAAGGTGGAAGTAGCACAAGAGGAGTGTATATTGATGTTATAAGAAATACAAAATTTTATTTAGATAGTAATTGGAGAGAAAGAGTTCTTTTATTGGATGAGGTATTGGAGAAAAAAACTGTAGAAAAAATTATAGAAACATATTATAGTCTTTACAACCTTGAATATGAGGTACAGACTACACAAAAAGATGTTTTTATTCAAATGCTCATTCTGGCAATACATATAGGAGAGTTTTATGATAATGAAGCGGATGATATAAAAGAAGAGTACAAGGAACTGCTAAAAGAAATTAGTATGGTTGGAAATTTTGAGTAATATATTATAAGGATAAAATATGCGTTCACTGAAAAAGAATAAACAACCGTTCTATTACGCCACCTACGATGCCGAGAAAAAGGTATACGACCGTGACGAGGACGGAAATATCAAGTACATAGAGATTGACGGAGAGAAAAACCCTGTCGAGATAGGAACAGAACCAGGTTATAATGACCCGGTTCTTTTTTATGCCAACATTTCCGCAGGCAAGGGCGATGTGCAGGCTGACGTGTTCGGAAGTAGCGTTGACTATTCCCGGACAATTTCAACTTGTGATATGGATTGCCCAATTACCAAGCTGACACGGCTATGGATTGGCTGTGAACCACAATACAATGAGGATGGTTCTGTGAATGGCGATAGTGCCAATTATGAGGTTGCCGCACCGCCAGCGAAAAGTCTGAATGGGATTGTGATTGCGATTAAGGAATTGCCGGAGGGTTGATATGGAAAACAGAAAAATCAATATTCTTGGAACTGAATATCGGATTGAAACCCACAAAGTATCAGAGGACAGTTATTTGGAGAAAAATAAACTGGCTGGATATTGCGGAGAAGATAGCAAGCTGATTGTGATTGCTGATATGTCAGAGGAAAATTATTTCTCTGGCATGGATGAAAAAGAGCAAGAGGTATATCGAAAGAGAACCTTAAGACACGAAATCATGCACGCATTCTTGAATGAGAGTGGATTATCCGATTCCTCAAATCAGCATGGCAGTGCATGGGCGAAGAATGAGGAAATGGTTGATTGGTTTGCCATCCAGTCCCCGAAAATTTTTAAGGTGTATTCGGAGTTAGGGATTCTTGATATGCCGATTCCGAGTATTCCGCCATTACAAACAGGTGGGATTATGCCACGTTCTATGATTTGGGGCGATAATGGCGTCGAATATATCGGAGAAAAATACAAAGACGCAACCGATGCAATAAAGAGTGTTTCAGAGGGTATAAGAAAAACCGTTGAAGTGGCAAAACGGGCGGGGTTACTGAATGAGTAAGACTATTTCATTCGGTTTATCCGTAGCCGAAATTGACAAAGCAATCAAAGAGTTGCGAGCGTACCAAAACAGCCTTGATTCTAAGTGTGAAAAGCTATGCGAGCGACTTTGCAATGAGGGTATTCAGATAGCGCAGGCACATATCGGCAGTAGCGGATTCGGAAAGTATATCCGTTTATCCTCTGAAATCACACCAGAGAAAGCCGGATGCAAGGCAATCTTTTTCATGGAAGATTCACAGAAGATTGTAAGCAAATGGCAGAATCAGGATGGTGTGCAGAGCAAAGAGATCTCTCCGGCGCTCATGCTAGAGTTCGGTGCGGGACTTCCGGCACAGAATCCGGCGAACATTCCGGGTGTTGGAACTGGAACATACGGCACGCATGGAAATGAACCGGGATGGTGGTACATGGACTTACAGGGCGAATGGCACTATTCAACCGGTATTTCTCCGAAGATGCCAATGTATAATGCCGGGAAAGAATTAAAAGAGAAAGTTGTGAAAATTGCGAGGGAGGTGTTCAAGTAATGTCATTTGAATGGAATACATTTTACACACACTTTGAGAAAAAAATAAAAAAAGAATATCCCAAATGCAAGGTCGGGAGGTATATTACTCCAAAGCAAGCAGATTTCCCATATTGCGATGTAGCCTTGAGTGATATATCCGGTGGAAATTATGATTTGGAAGGTAACGAGGGTTCGCAGACACCAATGATTACCATATCGGCATATGCAACCGGAAGTCTTGCGGATAACACTTGCTATTCGATTTGCAGTAAGGCGAAAGAAATTATGCTTAAGTATGGTTGGCAGTGTAAAGCCGGTCCGTTACCTGTTGCTAATGCAGCAGACCCGAATGTAAGCCGTTGGGTTGCAAGATTTCAACGCATTTATGCAGATGGAGATGAGATAAAGGAGACAAATTAAAATGGTCCCGATATAAATGTCGGGAGCACATAAATGAAACCAAGGAGCCTAATGGCTCTTATTTTTATGCACCGGACGTTAATTCGAGAGACGTTCGCTGACCGCAGACAGATAGCGGTAGAAAGGAAAATATTATGGCAGAAGCAGAAAAAAAAGCGGTAAACACGATTGGAACTACTTTGGAAGTAAGTGAAGATGGAACGGCATGGTCAAAGTTATGCAAGATTAAGTCTTACCCGGCATTAGGTGGAGCACCGGATCAGTTAGAGACAACAGATTTGGAAGATGAATCTCAAACCTTTGTTCCGGGTGTACAGTCCATGGATGCTATGGAATTTACAGCAAATTACACTTTAGCAGCTTATACAACAGTAAAAGCAAAAGCAGGAAAAGCATTAAAGTACCGTTTGAAGATGGGAAAAGATGGAGTAGATGGCGTAGCCACATGGGATGGACAACATGCAGTTTACATCAATGAGGGCGAGGTAAATGGCATCCGTGAGATGACCCTTTCCGTATCACCTTCCACAAAGATTTCAGTCGGCGAAGCAAGCTAAGATTGATTGGAGGAAAATTTTATGGCAACAGTAAAAATCAACAACAAAACATATCAGGTTCCGGAATTAAGTTTTGCACATTCAAGAAGGATGGAGCAAATGGGACTGCCCGTAGAGGGTTTAATTGACAGAAAATATATCTTCACAGCCGTATCGGCATTTACCGCAGTTGTGGCAAATTGTGATGCTGAACAAGCGGATTACTTGGTAGAACAGCACATTATGGGCGGTGGAACACTTGAAGATATTTACAAAGCATATGCAGAAGCGGTACAGAGCAGTGGTTTTTTCAAGAAGCTCCTCGGTCTGGACAAAGCGGAGGAGAAACCGAAGAATACGAAGAAATCTACATTGCAGAAGACGGAACAGAAGTCATTGGAGAGCGGAGAGTAACCTTCTCCAGCCTAATTGATGATGTATGGCTCCCGGCTGCACTGCGAATGGAAATTCCATTGGATATATTCTGGGAGCTTAACCCAAAGTACATGTATATGTATCAGGATAATTACATCAAGGAGAAACAGGAACAGTTAAAACTATTGGATGTATCAGCATACTACAATGGTTTATATGTGCAGCAGGCAATTGCATCCTGTTTCAACAAGCATACGAAATATCCAAAGAAACCACTGTCTCTTGCGAAAAAGGAAAAAACCTTATCGCCAGAAGAAAAGTTTAAACTTTGGATAGAAGAATTTAACAGAAGATTTGATGAAGATAAGGAGTAGGCGTGTCACAGCGTCTATTCTTTTTAACTGGCTATCGCGTAGAAAGGTAGTCACTGACCTTAGAGAACTGTAGGAAGTTGGTGGGAAGTATGGGAGCAGAGATTGACCGTTTAGATATTGCAATTGAAACACAGGCTACGAAAGCAGTTGCAGCACTTGACACATTAATTAAAAAATTGGATGGCGTAAGTGCATCCATTGGAAAAATAAACGGAAGTAATCTAGCCGGATTTGCGAATGGCATTGAGCAGATTTCAAAGGCGAGTGCTGGATTATCTGGCGTAAATGCTAATAGCTTCCAGCATCTTGCAAACGGTATAAAAGCAATTAGCGGAATCCCTACCTCTAACATGCTAAAGACCGCACAGAATATTCGTGTTTTAGCATCTGGAATGAATCAGCTTGGTGCTGTTTCTCAAAATGCCAAGGATTTAGGAAGCGTAGCTAACAACATATCTAAATTGGGTGGGAAGAACATAGATAAAGCTATTGCGAATATGCCGAGAATTTCAAAGGCATTGAATGAAATGATGTCTACACTATCAAAAGCTCCTGCTGTTAGCGGAAATCTTATTCAGATGACCAATGCAATCGCCAATTTAGCGTCCCAAGGTGCAAGAGCAGGTTCGATCCCAAGTGCGGATAGTGGCGATGCGACTAAGAAAACATCGCTGTTATCAAGAGCATTTAATACACTTACGTCATCCATCGGAAGATCACGCAAAGGATTCAGAAGTTTTTCACAAATAGCAGGGTCGTTCTACGCTAATTTTTTTCTAATCATTCGTGGAGTTAAAGAAGCATGGAAAGTCGTTGAATCCTCAATGGATTTCCTTGAGACGGTAAACTATTTTGAAGTAGCAATGCGTAAATTAGGAGACGATGCAGCTTCAAATTGGCAACAGGCAGGATATGACTCAGCGGAATCTTATGCAAATTCATTTTCTGACAGAGCAAAGCAACTTACAGCCAAAATGACAGGTTACGAAATTGATTCAGATGGTAATGCCACATATACAGGCAAGAAAAATCTCGGAATGAATCCTAATACCGTAATGAATTATCAGGCAATGTTTGCACAGGTGTCAGAATCAATCGGTGTAGCAGAAGAAAGTGCTTTGAATTTTTCCAATGCCCTTACGATGCTCGGTACTGACTGGGCATCATTGAGAAATACGACATTTGAACAGTCTTTTGAAAAATTCGCGTCTGCGTTAGCAGGTCAATCCAGAGCGGTGCGTGCCTTTGGTATTGATATTACAAATGCTACATTGCAGGAATATGCATATAAATACGGATTATCTACGGCTGTTTCTGAAATGAACCAAGCGACAAAAGCGCAATTGCGCTTGCTCGCTATGTTAGATCAATCTAAGGTTGCATTTGGAGATCTGGCAAATACTATGAATTCTCCATCTAATCAGTTGAGAATGCTTCAGCAGAATTTTGCTAATTTAGCAAGAACAATCGGAAACCTGTTTTTACCAATTGTAGAAAAAGTGCTGCCGTATATTAATGGTCTAGTAATGGCGTTACAACAACTGTTTGCCTGGATTGGTAGCTTATTAGGTATTGAGTTCAAATCCATTAACTCGTCTATGGGCGGAGCAGATAATGGAATGGAGAATTTCGTAAGTGATACGGAAGATGCAGGGGACGCATTAAAAGAAGCCGATAAAGCTGCAAAGAAATTAAAGAATACAGTACTTGGATTTGATGAACTTAATCAGCTTAATGATAATTCAGATTCGTCTGGTTCTAAGGATGGTGATGACAAAAGCGGGACAGGCGGCTCGCCAATTTTAGATGAAGCGATAGCAAAAGCATTAGAAGAATATCAGAAAGCATGGGATGAAGCCTTTGCTCGTATGGATAACAAGGCACAGGAAGTAGCTGATCGAATCTGCGATGCATTTAAAAAGGGAGATTACAAAGGAATTGGAACCTATATCAGCAATGGAATAACAAATGCCCTAGAAAGCATCCAGTGGGACAAGGTATATAAAGTTGCAAGTAATTTTGGTACAGGACTTGCAGAGTTCCTAAATGGATTGATTACACCAGAATTATTTAGTGCAGTAGGTGGCACAATCGCAGGTGCATTAAACACAGCTATTTACACAGCACTTTCCTTTGGAGAGACCTTTGATTGGACGAACCTCGGAGAATCTATTGCGGCAGGAATTAACCGATTTTTCAAAGATTTTGATTTCAAAGCGTTGGCAGAGACAATAAACGTTTGGGTACAAGGTCTTTTTAAAACACTGAAAACGGCAGTTGCCAATATTGATTGGTGGGAGGTTTTTAAAGGAATCAACGATTTCTTTAAGAATTTAGATATATCTACAGTTGCAATTGTTATAGGAGCATTGACAATTAAAAAAATCTTAGGATTGCATCTTGCTAAAACAGCACTTGGTATGATCGGATCAGAAATTTCAAAGTCTATAGCAGCGGCACTTGCGCCCAAACTTGGAATAGAACTTGCAAAAGGAGCAGGGCTGTCAAGTTTATTTTTAAAATTCGGAAAGAACATGGGAACTACATTCGTAGCTGGGTTTAAAGCATTGTTTGGAAGCAAAGCAGCAGAGAGTGCATTGGCATTCATTAACCCTGTTGTATCAAAAATAACCGGTATTGGTTCAGTAATTTCAGGTGCCGTAACAGCTGTAGTTAACTTTTTTGCCATGTGGAAAGATGGATTTAGTTGGCTGAATGAAGCATTAATGATACTTGGAACGGCAATAACTGCAATCGGAGCGGTTATACTTGGTATAGGTGCTGCTCCAGCTGCTATTGTGGCTGCTGTTGTTGCAGCGGCGGCGACGGTAGCTATAGTCATAAAAGACCATTGGACAGAAATATGCACTTTCTTTTCTGGATTAGGAAAATGGTTTGATAAGAATGTCATCTCGCCGATAGTTGAATTTTTTAGAGGTTTATGGGAAACGGTAAGTGGATTTTTCCAAGATCTATGGGATGATATTTCGGAAATATGGCAGACAGCATCGGATTGGTTTAGTGAGACAGTAATTGAGCCGATAGTAAGCTTTTTCCAAGGCTTTCAAAAGCGAGTAAAGCAAGTATTCCAAGGTTTGTGGATAATTGTACAGGCAATATGGAAGATTGCGTCTGGCTGGTTTAGTGAGAATGTAACCACTCCTATTACTAAATTGTTTAACACATTAAAAACAAAAATAAGTGGATTTTTCAGTACTTGTTGGAATGCTATTAAAACAGTTTGGACCGTAGTATCTGGCTGGTTTAGTGAGAATGTAACCACTCCTGTCAAAAATTTATTTAGTACTGTCAAGACCAGTATATCCAATGCTTTTAAAAAGGCATGGGGTGTAGTAAAAGGTGCATGGGAAAAAGCATCCACATGGTTCAGGGATAATATCGCAACACCACTTGGAAATGTATTTGATAATATAAAAGAAAAAATAACAGGAGCATTTGATAGTGCATGGACGGCCGTTAAAAAAGGAGTTGTTGGGGCAATGAATGCTGTTATCGCAGGAATAGAAAGTGCAATCAATTGGATTGTAAACGGAATCAACAAAATTATTGGTGGCTTTAATAAAGTTGTTTCATGGGCAGCTAAGGTCGCCGAAGTCGATTGGGGCGGAGTTGATCTTGTTCCAACGGTCAGTCTTGGAAGAATATCAATGTATGCCAATGGTGGATTCCCTGAGACAGGCGAGCTGTTTATGGCTCGTGAGAATGGTATTAACGAGATGGTCGGAAAGATTGGTAATCGTTCAACTGTTGCCAACAACGATCAGATTGTAGAAGCGGTATCTGCCGGAGTTGCAGATGGTGTCATGCAAGCCATGATGGCAGTTATGGGAGGTTCGCGACAGAACCAAGCACCTGTAATCGAAAATGTATTCAAGGTTGACAGCGAGACGTTGTACAGAATGACCTTAAAAGGAAAAGAGAAACATAATAGCAGGTATCATGTTGTGACAGAGTTTTAAAATATCATAAGCACAAAAAGTTCGCAAAAATGTAAATGCGAACTATTGACAGTTTGTAATTACAAGGTTATAATCAGAATGTAATTACAAACTGAAAGGAGATGAGATTGTGTCACCCAAAAAGGGGCAGAAAATTACTGACAATCCGAAAGATAAACTCATCCAAGTTCGTATGGACAAGGAAACGGTTGAAAAATTGGATTGTTTGGTTACTGAACAAAATTCCAATAGGTCAAAGATAATCAGACAGGGGATTGAAATTCAGTATGAACAAGGGAATAAAAAATAACAGTTGCCCCGTCTGGAAAACTAAGCAACTGTTAAACCACAAATACACCAAAGTGTTTTGATATACACATTATATCTCCCTTTGGTGTGGAAGTCAAACATTGAAAGGAGATTTTTACAATAAACGAAAAAGAAGTATTGAAATGCGAAGATATAACAGAAGATAATCTTTATGATTTGGAAATGGCATTCATGTCATTAGATGAACTTTTAAATCAGTATGATTGGGTATATGAGCCAGATGCAAGAAAGGCAATAGAACACAGTTCTACTGTTGGTGGAAGCAAAGATAAGGTTGCACAATTTTCGTATAAGTACATATCTGATTATCGAAAAATAATGTGGCTCGTAAGAGTTGCAAAAGATTATTGCTATTCCGCATTGGAAAGATGCGAAAATGTATGTTGTGGAGGTGCTGTCAATGAATGAAATTAAACATACTGTAGCACAGACACCGATAGAAATTGCACTTGGCATTGACGAGAACGGAATGACTACAGCAAGAGCATTGTATGAGTTTTTGGAAATGCCTACACAAAATTTTGCAAGATGGGCGAAAACAAACATTGAGGAAAATGAGTTTTACGAAGAAAACAAGGATTGGTGGGGGTTCTTCATTGTGAAGAACGGTAATAATTGCAGAGATTATCGTCTCACGACTGATTTCGCAAAACACCTGTCTATGGAATCCCATTCTTCAAAAGGAAAGGTTGCCCGACAGTATTTCATTACAGTAGAGGACAAGGCAAAGGAAATGGCAATCAACCGTTCACAGCTTTCGCCGCAGATGCAAATGTTTTACGCCATTGCTGATGGACAGGCAAAAATGGAACTGGAACAGAAACGACAGGCAGAGCAGTTGGATCGTGTGGAGCGGAAACAGGATGCCATCGTGGATACATTTCAGAGAACTGATGATACAGAAGATTTTCAGAAATGGGCGAATGACCGTATTACACAGATTGCAGAAAGCCCGAAGTTTGATAAGGGATATGGCAGGAGCAAGAATTATTCTCTTGCACGAACTGAAAGCTATGAAAGGCTAAAACAGAAAAGAAACTGTCGCCTTGATGATCGGGTTCAAAAAGCAAAGGGCAGAGCGTTGGAAGAAAGACCAGACATTAAAAAGTCAGAGCTGGCTAAAATCAATAAGATTTACATAATTGCCAATGATAAAGACCTTAGACCGGCATATGAGTTGGTAATCAAAGAAATGATGATTCACTACTGTATATCGTGAACAGATATGGAAGAACCTTGCTCGATACAGGGTTTCCTTTTATTAGGAGATGATGTATAATCTAGCTAATAAGAAGGGAAGGTGTGTTATGATTCAATATCAAGAGACTAGAAAACTCACAAAAAGGCAAAAAATTTGTAAGGCGATAGAAGGTTATGAAATTTGTTGGAATATGAACAATTCCGATTTGCAAAGTATTGCAAATAGAATTTCCAATGATATAGATGTGGAATCCAATCTAATATTTGATTTTTTGATAGAAAAGAGAAGAGAGTCAAGAGCAGAGCGTCAAATGGAAATAGACAGAATTGTTCGAGAGGTTCATAATGAATACGGTGAGCATTCTTTAAGATGGGGAAAACACAAGGAATTGACTGTGATTTGCGAACGTGCTGGCGTGGATATGAAAACTGCGAAAACGGCACTAAAAAATTTTGGTATTCCCAGAAAACAATGGGAAGAGAGCAGAAGATGGAAGATGACAGAAGAGGAAAAGGCACACTTAGAAGAAGAGCGAGTTGCCGAACAACAGCAACGGTTAGCCAATCAGCAGGAGAGATATTACAAACGTATGGCAAAATGCCCTCGTTGTGGTTCCACGTCATTGTCCTATGATACCAAGAAACTTAGCATTGGCAGGGCACTGGTTGGAGATGCAATAGCGGGAGCACCCGGAGCAGTTTTAGGTGGGTTGAGCAGCAAGAAAGGTTATGCAGTCTGTATGAACTGCGGTAAGAAGTGGAAAGTGTAAAAATAATAAGAAATATATAGAGCGGTTTATCCGCTCTATTTTATTCCTCAAACTGGCTATCAAGCATAGATAGTCGCTAACCTAAAAGAATTGTAGGTGATTAATTATATGGCAATGATATGGGTAAACGGGACGGCAATAAAAACGCCGTCCTCTTTTAGTTGGGGGTTGCAGGATGTATCAGATAGTGCGTCCGGCAGAACACAGGACACGATCATGCACAAGAATAGAGTAGGACAGAAAAGGAAAATTGCTCTTGGCTGGAATAATCCGACCAAAGAAGAAGCGGCGGCTATATTGCAGGCATTTAATCCGGAATACATAAATGTCACTTATCCGGATGCCATGAGCGGTACGGATGAAACAAGAGAATTTTACGTTGGTGACAGATCAGCACCTATGAAGATGTGGACTGTTAAAAAGAAAATCTACTCACAAATCAGTTTCGATATTATTGAGAGGTAGGTGGTCAAGTTGCTTGATGTATCAACAGAATTTAAAAATGAGCTGTTTAATGATAATCGAGATTTTCTTCCGTTCTTAGATATTACGCTACGGAACGGGAAAGTTTTGAATTTAACAAGGAAAGATGTGTGGCAAGATTCCATGAGCATTGAAGATGCAACGTCGGCAGGCAATACATTTACAATCGGTGCCGCAGTTACAGGTAAATTGACCGTTACGCTTAATAATATCTACGATGATTTCAGCGAATATGATTTTTCGGATGCTACCGTAGTTGCTTATGTGGGATTACAGTTATCTAAAACATTGGAAAAGGTCAGAGTCGGAGTGTTTATCGTGGATGAACCGAGTTACGATGGTTCAACAATTTCACTTTCGTGTTTGGACTATTTCACGAAGTTCGATAAGCCATATAGTTTGAGCAAACTAAAATATCCAGCAACACTTCTTCAGATACTGCAAGATGCGTGTCTTGTGTGCGGGGTTTCGTTGTTGTCAGTAGATATACCAAACAAAGGTTATGTTGTGCAAAACAGACCAACGGACGAAGCGTTGACTTTTGGGGATATTGTTGCGTGTGTAGCACAGCTAGCCGGATGCTGGGCAAAAATAGATGTGTATGGAAGATTGAAACTTGATTGGTACAAAATGTCCGTCTTTGAGAAAAATGCCAACTTGAATGGTGGCACATTTGGAACAAATACAACACCGTATTCGGATGGAGACACAGCGGATGGTGGTAATTTCAAGGATTATTCTTCTGGTGCATCACTGGACGGCGGAACATTTGTTGACCAAAAGGCGTACCATCACATTTTTTCAACAAAGACGTTTACAATGTCTACCGACGATGCAGTAATTACGGGAATCAGAGTCACGGAAGAGTTCGAGGAAACAGAAACCGATAAGCCGGCAACGAAGTTAGCTGGCAAGGACGGATATGTAGTAGAGATTTCTGGAAATGTGCTTATCCAAAAGGGAGCGGCACAGATTGTAGCAAGTTATCTTTATAGCCGAATAGGTGGCATGAGATTCAGACCACTTGAGGTAGAATGTCTTACAAATCCAGCTATTGAAGCCGGGGATATTGCATATGTTACAGACCGAAAACAGAACAGTTACCAAACGTTTATATCAACGAGAGAGTTCCATCTTGGAGGTACGGAAAAGATTGTATGCGATGCAGAAACGCCACTCAAGAACAGTCAAACAAGATTTTCAGAAATGACAAAAGCTGTTGTTAAGGCACGAAAACAAACACAAAGGCAATTAAGCACATACGATTTAGCTGTCCGGCAATTAACAAATCTTATGACACAATCTTTTGGTGTATTCAAATCAGAGGAAGTGTTAGAGGATGGCAGTATTATTTATTATATGCATAACAAGCCGGAGCGAGCGAAAAGTTCTACCATTTGGAAAATGACAGCAGATGCATTTGCAGTATCTACAGATGGTGGACAGACGTGGAATGCCGGAATTGATTCACAGGGGAATGCGGTAGTGAGTGTATTAAATGCTATCGGAATTAATGCTGACTGGATTAATGCGGGTAGTATGCTGATTGGCGGGGCATATAGAAATCAAGATGGTACAATAACTGTGTGCGACGCCAGCAATAATACAATTTTTAAGATTAGTAAGAATGGGATTATTATTAAAACAGAAAATTTCAAGGTAGCACAGAGTGGAAACATTGAAGTTACTGGAAAACTGGTAGGAATGGATAAAATATATCTTAGAAATATGACGCAGGGAGTAGATAAGCCGGTCATCCGCTATCAATACGCAACAGAAGACTCACAATATCAGTTCTTAACACCGGACGGAGAAGTTTTTTTAGAAACATCGCAACAGGGAAGACCGCTGTTCTTTCCGCTGTTAACAGGTTTTGAATGCGCGGTAATCAGAAAACTGGACTACACAAGTCTGGATTTTGCTACAACAAAGGGGACATATACCACAGAAGCAGGATACACCGTAGTAGATGTAAGAAATTATGTTGTAAGTGGAACGGTAAGAGCATCTGGCGCGTTTATAGAAATTACAGGTAAGATAAATCTAAAATCTTTAGAAGCAGGACAAAAAATAGAATACGACCTTGCTAATTCCGCTATGGAAACAATGCCAATACCAAGCGGCTATTTGCCGAAACACGACAGCGTGCAAACAATTGCCGTGATTGGGACAAGGGTCATTTATATAAGGCTAAATAAAGAAGGAGTGTTGCTTATGAGAAATTGTGGTGAAAAATATGAAAACACAAATGGCACGGACATACACTTTAGATTTGACTACACGTTGATTTAGCAAAGGAGAGCGAGAATGGCAATTCAAGTACGAAGGGGAGTAAAGGATGATTTTGACCCAACTAAGATGCTACCCGGTGAATGGGCGGTTTCTATTGATACCGATACAAACAATCAGATCGTATGGATGTGTTTTAAAGCAGGCGTTGTGAAACGTATGGGCACCTATGAGGATTTTAAAGCACAAATAAAAGATGCGACTAAGGATATTCGAGATGAATACATGGAAGAATTTAATGTGCTTCTCGACCAAATCGAATCACTTGCAGAAGAAACAAGTACAAATGCAAATACAGTTATTCAGATAAAGAATGACTGTGTAAACACTTATCTGCCACAGATGCAGGGATATGCGAATAGTGCTTTATTATCTAAGAATAGTGCTTTGGCAAGTGCGACAGAAGCTAAAAGTTACGCAATTGGCGGAACGGATTCAAGAGCAGGCGAAGATATAGATAACAGCAAGTATTACAGTGAGAAGTCACAAGCAAGTAGTCAAACAGCACAGGCATATGCAACACAGGCAGAATCGGCAAGTGACGAGATTGTAAATCGTATTGATGAAGCAATATCGCAGAATGTTCCGCAATTTACAATTGATTTTACGACTGGACACTTAAAGTATCAAGGCGGTCGGTTTGATTTTTCAGTAAATGAGGCAGGACACTTATTATGGGAGGTAACTGTTTAATGAATGATGCAGGAAAAGTAGCGTTTACCCCTAAAGGGGCTTATAACAATACAGTCACATATGAATACTTAGATACGGTCGTATATGACGGGAATTCATATGCCGCACTCAAGACAACAACAGGTAACACACCGACAGATGACAGCGAATATTGGAAATTGCTTGTAAGAGGGGGCAGTTCCGTACCGATTGCAACAGAAGATATCAATGGAGTAGTAAAAGCCAGTGAAGATATTGGCGTAGATTCAAATGCAAAGATGGTTCTCAAAACAGATTATACAGAGCAGACGGAATTAACTGAAATCGAAAGTGGAGAAACAAGAAAAACATTTTTTGGAAAGATTGCAAAAGCTATAAGCACATTAGTCAATCATATAAATATAAATGCAACATCTGCAAAAGCAGGTCATGTTAAGCTATCAAACTCATCCGCGGTCACGGACAGCACCGGATTGGCACTACCAGTTACCGAGAAAAATGCTAGTATCAGCGGGACACTTGCATATATGCTAAATAATTTTAG